CCATTACAATTCATCTATTAAATCAATTAATTTATGTTCTATTCTTAAAAATATTTCTATCCTTTGTACGCCTTCCCATTCTTTAAGACCATCTGCTACATCCATCAATGTATTGATCTTAGATATTGTCTGTGTAGTTTTTAGCTGTTTATTTACATCAGCTTCTGATAAAGATATATCGCTTAATAACTTCATTTAACTTTGAATAAATATTGTAAATACAAAAAACAATAATAATAAAACTATAGCAAATTTAGTTTTAGTATTCATTTCTTATACACCTTATCTTCTAAACTATTTAATCTTCTATTAGTTTGTTCTTCGTATTTTTCTAATTCTTTAATCAAATAATCTATTTTCTGATTGATAACTTTAGTATCATCTTGTTCTATTTTATATTCAGGAAGTGTTTTTGCAACTTCAATCTCTGATGTTAATTGTGAATAAGTCATTGTAAGTGATATGATTCCACCGACCAAGAGTCCGATGAACTTGATGTCTAACTTTATATCGCTACGACCATCTGAATCGAGATCAATAGCTACTTTTTTATCTAGTATTTCTTTAGGCATAATATTTTTTTTTGATTTAGATTTCTTCAAAATTAATTATTTTAATTGATAGATGTTTTTGCGTATCTAAAATATCTGCTAGTTTTGGATAAATTCTTTTGTAACAATTAGTGGATTGTCCTAAAAACCCATCTTTCGTAATATTTTCTGATACAACATTTCCAAGAAGAATACAACCATCTGTATCATCATCAGTATTACCACAATGAATAAGAATGTACTTAAAATTAGGAACATCAATAAGCTGTAAGACACCTCTTGAATCATTGTGAAGATTTGGGAAACGTTTTTTATATTTAGCGAAATAACCTCCTTCCGTTCTGTATTTAATTTGATAAGTGCCTTCAGGTATGCGAGTTTCTCCATAAACTTTGACCTCCCTTTTTTCATCTTCGAGAGTAAAGCATAGAAAATCTTTTTGGTTTGTTCCATCATTTACTAAATATAAAATTCCAAGTGTACTTTCATTCTGTGAACTAAATCTATACAATTCTAATCTCATAATTCTTCAACAAGGTTTGATAGTGTTAAAATACCTCTATAAATCGTTTCTGTATCCGTATCTACGCTTATATATGCTACACCATTACTTTGTGCAGAAATACATTTAAAGTTGTTAGAAGCCATATTAAAGAAAGATGTCCTATCAACAAGTATTTGTGTGATCTGATTCATAGCTAAATTAGCATCTAATTGACCACCAGTATTTGTGTCAAACGCAGTAACAATTTCTACATCTGTGATGATCTCATTTAAATAGGTATCTTTAATATCTTCTGCTATAGAATTTGATACAGATGTGATCAATATATATGGTGTACTTGCCGATGAAGGCACAACATTATATACTGGTACATTAGCAGAGTTAAGTGTGATGTTGCCATTAAGTGCATCAAAAACTTGTTTACGTATAAAGTGACTGGCATCTTTCATTTTCTATATTCTTTTTGTATTTGTACCGACCAATTATCTTTAAATCTTTTTATAGATTCTTTGATTGAAGGTTCAAAAAATGGTTTTGCTTTCATTTTAGATGTGCCTTCTTCTACGAACCTAGAATAGTTTGCATTATACCCAACCACAATACTAAATGGTTTACCTTCTAGGAACACAGATTGTTTTAATGTACCAGTATCTACTGGAACTCTCCTTGATGATCTTCTGATTATATCCGTACCCATACCTGCAAGAAGTTTAGAAAAACCTTTATTTGGTTTTATAAACTTTGCTAACGCTTTCAACTTACGATTGAAACGTCTTTTACTTTCTGCTGACATCTTTGCGTTTTTCTTTGCCATTATTGTTGTTTATCTGCTAATATTTTAAATGTGTATAAATCTTCTTCGTACATCTCATTGATTCTATATTTATTAGAATCATTTGTTAAGAATAATACATCCCCTCTTTGAATATTTGTTGTAGCTGTGTTCTTACGCAATGTCAGCTCGATACCAGTTTGAAGTATTCGTTTACCATCTCTAAATATCATTCTTCCATTTAAGAACTCACGATCACACCAAAACGTACCTATCGTTGATTGTGAAGATGTAAAACCACCATACCCATCAGCAGAATTAGTGTTTCTTTTTACCGTTAGTCTGTATCGTAAATCGCCTGCTTTTATCATAACTCATTATAGTAAACATATTTAGATAATATACTTTTTATGTTTGTTGGTAATTGTGCAACAATAGTACCTTTAACATATTCTGCTCTGTTATCGTAATACGTTGTTGCTAATTGTTTTATTGCCATTTTAATATCATCAAATGATAGACCACTTGTTGTATATACGATCTTTATATTACGCATATAATCAGAAGGTATCTCAATATATTTATCTTCAAATCCGTAAACATTATGTCCTATACTTGATAATGTACCACTACTATCTTGTTGTTGCACAGATGTTACAGATGCTATTGGTGCAAATGGCAAAACTATTTTAATCTTGCGTTTATATAAATCACCATATTCACCTGATCTATTTACATTACTTACAAACAATGTTCTTGTCTTTGCAACAATATCTCTGTTCATATATGCTTCACATTTCTCTCTTGCAGACTTAATCATTTCTGCAACGATAGTATCATCATCAGATGTTTCTATCCTTGCATAATCTTTTAGTTCAGAGTTTGCAACAATTTCACTTCCAGTAGTGGAATCTATTTGTACACTAATCATTATTTTGTTTCCTTTTTAACTTTTAATTCTTTTGTTTCTTTAGTAGCTTTTTCTTCCTTAGTATGTATCTTTTCACCCCAACCTTTTTCAATCCACTTAGAAACATTAGATTCAGGTATATCTAGCACATCACCTTTTTGATATTCTATACCCTCTCTTGTTATTTCTGTTTTGCATTTTATTTTCATAATAATAAATTTTGATTTCAAACAAAGATAAAAAAAAAGAGCAACAAATATGTTGCCCCTTTTTCAAACATAATTTTTAAACTAATTACGAAGTTTCTAAAGCTGTTTTTGCAGTAGAGAATGAACCCTTAACAAAAGCATTAGGTAAATATATAGAGTGTGCTATTCTAGCAATACCTCTAACACTTACTAAATACTTGCTGAAGTTATCTGAATCCTCATAACCAAAGTCAACTCTGACACCGTCTCTTTGCCATACTTGACTTCCTTGTGAGAAATCACCTACAACAAATGAACCTGCACCCATCTTATTATTCATATAAACTGGTACACCATTGATTCTAAAGAACCCATCAGCAGATACAAGTGAATTACCTCTAAGGTATTCGTTAGTAGTATCTTTCAATAATGCGATCTTATGAAAGTCAGTTGGATTTAAAACAATACCATTAGCAGAATAATTAGCTAATGCTAACTGATTCATTGCTACATAAAGCACGTCTAATTCTTGAGCCGATTCGATTGCGTTAGCAAACCCACCTGCTGAAAAAGTAGTACCACCATTTAACAAACCTAATAAATTAGGAGAAGTACCTGATCCACCGATTAACTGGTCGTCAATTACTGTGTTGATTTTAGCAGGAAGTCTTTGTGACAAGTACGAAGAAAGTGCAGGAGTATCGTCTAGCATTTCTTGTGATATTGTCATTACTGCTGTAGTCTTTTGAACTACTGCATCTTCTGCCGTTAATTGGAACTCACTATCAGTTGGTGCTGAACCTTCTGCTATATTAGCAGTATTATCAGTATAAGCAGATTCTTTTACGTATCTAACTACGTTAGAATCAGTTGAACCAACTGGGATTATACCCATCATATTCGTAACATTTGAAGGATCACGTTTTATACCATCAACCTTCATTACTCCTGATGCATCTCTTGAAGAGTTTGCACCTGCGAAATCAGATGAAATAAGAACGTCTGCTTTCAATTCCATTGAAGCGTTTGCTCTTGATCCATCCTTCATTGCTTTGAATGATTCGCTTTTATTAAGCTCTTCCCCAAAGACTTCAGACTTAGTTTTGTAAACATTAGAGAAATTGTCTTTTTTGTTTTCAACTTCTATCTTGTCTAATCTATCAACTATTTCTGAATGTTTCTCAACGAGATTCTTAACCTCGCCTTTGATTACAGTATCGACTTCGTTATTAACATTATCTTTGATTGACTTAGCAGATTTCTCCAGTTTCTCATCAATAATATTACAAACATCGTCTAACTGTTTTTTAATATTCTCATCCATTATTTTGAATTTAAATTGTTAAACATATAATTAAAGATTGAATCTGAAGTAATATTATCTTTCTTAGTTTCTATGTGTGCATTACCACGAGATAGTTCCTTATCTGATTGGTGTGTATTAATACGAGCAATCAAAGATTTTAAAACTTCTAATTCATATTCGACTAAATAACCAAGCTCATCTGTAATGTTTCCTTTACGAATTAACTTGATTAAGTTATCAAATCTCTTTGTGTAATAGTCGATCTTTGCAGATTCGCCTTTTACCTCTAATATTTTTGCTTCTTCATTTGATGCTAGAGTTACTGCTGATATTTCAAATAGCTTTACCTCTTTAATTATTCTTACTCCATCTTCATTGTAATCTTTTTTTACTGGCATAATACCAACTGAATTTTCGTCTATTACTTTGTATCTCATAAGTTCTAATACTTCTTCACCAAATGTAGTCTTAGGAACTTCTGCAACAAATCCTAAACCTTTATCATCCTCATATAACTCTCTCATCTTACCGATAGGTTTTGTTATATCGTGCTGATATAAATACTTTACACGAGATCCGTTGTTCTTAATAGTTCTTGCGTATGCACCTTTTTCTATAATATCTTTATCCGAATCTTCGTTACCAAATACTGAACCGTAACCTTTAACGATTCCTAACTTCTCATCAATGTCACTTATTTCGCCTTGCTTAAATAATACTTTACTCATAATCTTAAATTTATTTCCAAAAATAATACAATTTTTTGTTTGATGTTTATTCAGGTATAAATGGGATTGATACACACCTACAATTAACAACTTCTTTTGCTCTTGCACCTAACGATGTATCTGACGGAAACATCATCTTTGAACCACCAACAAGATATGGTTCATTCATAGGTATTGGATTATTACTATATTGACTACTAGCTGTTCTGTGAGTATCTCTAGTTCTTGATCCATCAGAAGCTATCCATTCTTTTACTAGGTTGTCATCACCATAAATATCTGATGCTGATAGTTGAAT